GCCCGAAGGCCTCCGTTCTTCTGTCCTAGCGTAAAAACCTAGGCAAGGCTGTAGATTGATACACGCTTATAACCACTCGAACCGGGGACCGTCCACTTCGGACGGCCGTCGGCCAACGTACTAACAGGTGTTGTATTTACCATGAGACCGTGATTCACGAAGCCTTTACCGGCGACGAAAACTTTCGGAAACATGGAGTCCTGCAGCAGAGGTTCTCCATTTGAAACATAGATGGAGTAGAGTGGAGAGACCCAATCGCCTGGATAGCGCGTCACTTGCGTAACGCTCCCATGTACGAAGGTGTCAAATCGTAGTCCTGTCCAACCCTTCTTGATCATCTTCTGAGTGGTAGTATTACACCACTGTTGTGAAAGAAGATGACCATCGCCATAGCCGTCTGGTCCGTAAAGCCGGAGATGATGGGGTATTAATTCCATCACCTCTTTAGCCTGGTCCATCTGGTATCGGCGGTAGTAAAAATTGTGGAGGGTAAACAGAGTTTCAGAAGTGACAGGGCCACGTTGGTAAAACGGGCGTATATCAGTACCATTAAAATAATCTGCACCGCACGATTCCCTAAACGGAACGTCTGGATCTGCAAAGCTTTTGTTTCGATTAATACTGAAACCGCAGAATTCCAAGACTTGGATAACGTCGTCAACGTGGTTAGTGTCAACGATGATGTCATCCCCGTATGCCGCGACACTCGGATCAACTGAGTGGCAAAGCGCCCAGAACACCAATGTTTCCAGCGGGAAGATAAAACCATTTCCCATACCAGAGAACTTAGAGGTGATTAAGGGTTGGGACAGTCCGTTGTAATGGACTCGTTTCGAGCGACAAGCATCCAAGAGGTGAAACCAATCCTCTGGAAGTAGGAGCCTTATTAGGGCCGTCGCAAGTGTGTCGGATGCAGAGGACAGATCGAGGGTGGCTAAGCGTCCTGTGAGGGAGCCCAGCCGTGCCAGACGTTGATTCTTTGTCTGGTCCCTTATATCTATGCCCGCACGTAGTAGCAGCCGCGTCATGTATTTCCCTATTGCCAGCTGAATGAAACTGTTCAGCGTAGGTTCGGGTGTAACAATCCGAAAGCTTACGGCGTCTTTTGGTACATAGGCTAGCTTTGGGTAACTCAACGTCACCTGCGGCAGCATCGCAACTCCAAACTCGGTTACCAAGCCGAGCGCTTCAAGCCAATGCGGTATTTCTGCAAGGATCTCAGCGAAGTATTTTGATGCATATAACCCTGGGCTACAATTAAGACCACCCCCCATTTTATTAGAGGGGCTTGCATCCTTTTTTGGTATGTTGGTCGTGGCTCCTGGGCCAAAGCTGAGAGACAACTCCGATATTGCCGGAACTGGTCCTAGAATCTTCTGGATTTGTTTCCGCGCGTGCAGGATTGCATGCAGGACGGTTTGCGATTTAGTTTTATCGCTCCAAAAGTGTTCCAGTCGCAGGTTCGTCTCACAACATTGGCGTTCCGCTTCCTTCCATTTAGTGTCGGTGCGCTGTTTGGCGTCGACATTCATGGGCAGCTCCGGGTTCTTTTGGTAGAACGCGAGCGCTTGCCGAGTCTCAATCAAGGTGGCGATGTTTTGCCCCTTGTAATACATTTCTGAGATCGGCCAGTTCAGCAATCTTTCATAGTTCCTAGTAGTGATTGAGGCCACCAGGTCTACGTCTCTGCTGCTCGAGGTGAGGGAAGCTAAAGCTAGTTTCTCCAGTATTGTTTCTTGATCTGGAAGCGGGTCTAGCCAACCTTGAACGCGTTTGGGTTTTGAAACCTTTTTCATCACGGCCCTTTCATGGGTGTAAAGTAACGCTTAGAACTATCAGTACCACCGCTTTAAGTCACCGTCTTAGGAACATCAGGACGATGGCTATTATCACGATGATGTGAAGAATGTCGATGCTTAACCAAGACTCCATGTTAGACCGGAGAAATGGCGGCGTCGAACGCTTCCGAAGCAGGGCCGACAACCGCGGCCGCCACTGACGTCGAGATGTTGTTCGCGATGTTCACGAGCAACATTCGAGCCAGACGGCGATCCGTGATCGAGGCCCGTTCGCTGAAATACCCAGTCATCGTATACGTATTGGTGTACGCGATCTTGGGCGCCGCGGTGTAACCTGCGGCGTTCTGGTTGGTGACAGCTTCCATAACTGGAACACTGACCGAAAGCGACACCTGCTCGATCTGGTTCTTCAGCTTCCGCCGACGGAGAGTGACCGTGGACTGAGCGATGAGCGGTACATTGCTCACATTCTCACGCCACACGGACACGGTTTCTCCGTTAACGGTGCTGTTGGTGACCGGAACGAACGTATGTGTAACGGGTGTCGATGCGCCATCGAAGGCGACTATGTTTGCTTGGGTTCCCATGGAGGGTTCCTTTCACTTAAGATTAAAGGACAGCTACCGGGACAACCGGATTTGCTGAGAAATGAGAGCAGCTGCACTGGCCATATGCATCTTTGACGCGACAGCGTCCAGATTTTTCATACTCGGGAACCCGACCGATGGACTGGTCGAGATAGTGCGATTCACACGTACCTGATTAATCAAGCTCCACTTGCCCCCAGCGAACCGGAGGGTGGGCGAAGCATAGTACGTGGGGATATCGCCCCGATGATAAACCTGCTGGAATAGGGTTCTAGTACATTCCCCTACCAGAGTTGTTAACAAGCCAGACGTCGACAGGAAGTCCCCAACGGGAACGAACCAATCGAGTACAAAGCTCCACGGTAAGACCTCCCAGATGATCGGGAGAGGGTCCATTAGACCGAAGTTTTGCCAGGATGTAGGAGGGTTCTTTAGGACGAACTTGTAACGCACCTGGGTGCGCCGTTCGACTTTGAGGCCTGATGCCGTTACCTGGTATTCATCTTCTCTTACACGTGAGTTGGACCGGAACGTCCAGGCGCGAGCCTGGTCGAGGGTGTGCAGTGCTTCGCACCCCTCATAGATGTCCTTTAGCGCGGGGAGCCAGGCGAATTGAATCGCCAGCCACGTGCTTGAGACATCATTCCTGTTCAACCTTTTTAGATCGCCGAAGTCCCTTCTAGAAATACCTGGGACCACGCGAGCTAGAGCTCGAAGGGCAAGGTCTGGACGGCCACGTTTGGTTTCGCGTAAAGCTTCGAACACTGCCCGGGATGATGCAACTACCCCGGACAGAAGTTCTCGGCCCTCCGCGACGAAAATACCAGCGTTGAAGTCCGTACCTCGTATAGCCTCTGCAAGTTTCGAGAGTGCCCTTAAGTCGTCGTTGCTGCTGAGTGAGAGATATGCTATCGGAGTGCTTGGTAACATGTTACTATGCCAAGTATACGCCGAAAAGCGCCAATATGGAGTGTCGGCAGAAAAATAACCGTACTCCTCCATTCGGGGCTTAATGCTCCCCACTTCATAGAGATCGACAGTATAGCCATTCTCCCGGCCACGCCCGTCGCTTCCGGCCCATGTTCGGGCTCGGTAGTTAAAGGAATCGCCGGAAAAGGTGGTAGTGCTGCCGTATGTCATGGAGTCTCCTCATTTCTAGACTGAAAG